CGCGCCAAACTGATACTTACCAGTATACCCCTCAGAGTTCTTCGCAGCGTAATTACCACTACTCTCCGATTGACCAAGATTCTCTCTGAATGACATCACTAGCTCCAAGTGTTTGGGCCACGCTACTACATCCCCAAATGAAAATAAAGTGCGCATAATTTCTACAGGGCATGCTGCTTTTGGCTCGGATCTCGGTCCTCGGTAATAACTTGTGGTCTACATGCAGATGGGATGGAATTAGGTCGGAGTGATTTTATCGAACCAATACTATAGGACAGAAGGAGTGCTACGCACCCGCTATATATAGGGGGTCCCCCCTGCGGGCGGGCGCGATTTTGAGCCGGATCGCACCCAGTTACCCCTACCGCGGGCGGTAGGGCGCGGCGCGGGCGGCGGCGGGCGGGCGGCGGCGGGCCGTCGACCATGGGAAAATGTCCGGATTGTGTGAAATTAAATGCAATTACTTGCAATTAATTGTGGTTTGCGTGTTGACAATGTGATTCGTTGGTCCCATAACTAAGTTATGGAAGCAATCAAGCGACCTCTCAATTAAGGAAACGATATCATGGACAAGAACACACACCTCGGACAGATCGCAATCATCGACGCACAAATCAAGGACCTCACAAAAGAGCGCGACGCACTACGGATCCAAGCGGTAGCAGAGGGATACGCCTCTTGGACGGTCACGATCCGCATGAGCGCACCGTCATTGTCATGGTGGAAAGAGAACCGCCCGACAGTCTGGCAGAAGTATGCCAAGCAGAGCACGGTCAAGAAATTCTCCATCGCCTAAGATCATAGCGGTGACCAGCCTCGCAAGAGGCTGGCATCCGCTGCGATCCTGCAGCACTCAACTAAGGAGACTACACAATGCAACCAGCGTATAGCACCGAGGCAGTTGAAGCCAAAGAGAAGCAATCAACAGGCAATCGCCTCAAGTTCAAACTCGAGTTTATGATCATGATGCTGAACTGTGATCGCACCGAAGAGGCTGGCAAGATGTACGACCAGCTGATCGCAGAGTTCGACAAGCTTGCATAAATAACTTGTGCCCCGCATGTAAGTGGGGCACAATCAACCTACTACCTCAATCAAACAAAAGGAATACACCATGCCACGTACTACATTCGGAAAGACACGCGACCAAGACACGCCATACGCAACATATGCCAACAGCCAAGGTTGGGTGTGGAAGGTTCTCAAAACCTATAAGCACTCCGCTGCAGAGCAGAACGACCCGCATGCACGTTGGTTTGTCGCTGCTACATCGCCCATGATGCACGAAGGATCGTATGAGATGGGTGATACCTATGCCCGCGAGATCAAACAGATGGGCCAGCTGATCGATGCAGACCCAGAGTGGCGCGATGAATACTCTGTATAATATCGTATTAGGAATATGCATGGGGCTGGCGATATCGCTGGCCCTGTTCTTGCCAACCATCGCAGGTTGGGTGTAATTGAACCACGGCCCTGGCGCTCCGATATATATTGTCTACGCGCCAGGGCCTTATCGCTACCGCATCGAGCCGCGGGCCAAACCGCCAAGGCAGCAGACCCGCAGGGCGGCAGGGTCGCAGAGCAGTCGCTCCGCTCCTAAAATTTTGTCAAGCCGCAGGGTCTTGAAATCTCTCATAAAAATTGCAATTAGTTGTTGACCCCATGCATCCCCGATGGTAGTCTAAACCTAGGCCAACAAGGTCTTTAACCAAACAGAAAGAGTAAACCATGAAAACATCATTTACAAATGTCCGTGAAATCGAGATGAACATCGACCTAGGTCTGCAAGAAATGGACGACCTGATCGAAGTGCTCGAAGCAAAGGTTGAGGACGGCGACAACTACCGCGCTGGCCGACTGCTCAAGTCTCTCAAGTTGGTGCGATCCGAAAGCATCCGGCAGCTGCAAGCCAACCTAGAACACTACGCATAAAGCAAGGGCCCTTCGGGGCCCTTTTCTTTTGCCCGCGGCGATCGAGCCCGGCAACACTGCCCGCCCTGGGTTAGAACAAAAGACAGAGGCGAGGCCGCAGGGCCGCAGAGAAAGCAAAAGCGCAGGGCCGCAGGGCCGCAGAGTTTCATAAAAATAAAACTTGTGTGCCGCATGCATTCTGCTATTCTATAATCTCACTCAATTAAGGAATCAAAACCATGAAATCTGGAATCATCTACAACGGGCCAAGCCTATTGGATGGCAAGCCAATCGTTGTTATCGCGACGTTCTCAAAGCGCAACACAAAAACGGGCGCAGTTGTGCAAACATATATACTGCGCAGCGATATCAACCCGCTCGAAGCAAGCAAGACGGGCGAAGACTTCTCAATCTGTGGTGATTGCACCATGCGCGGCGAAGTAAACGACGATCCAAAGCGCAAACAAGCCAAGGGCCGTCGCTGCTATGTTAACCTAGGCCAAGGCGTCTTGATCGTTTTCAAAGCTTTCTTGCGCGGCGTCTATCCAACCGCGGACAATAGCGCCGATCGCAAGACAATCGGGCGCGGGCGGTTTGTTCGTGTCGGGACCTACGGGGATCCCGCAGCGGTTCCCGCGGACGTGTGGACGGATCTACTAGCAGAAGCCGACACCTTCACAGCATACAGCCACCAATCCGGCTGGCGTCCAGACATCGCGATGCAAAGCGCGGACAATCGCGCCCAAGCCATAGCGCATTGGAAAGCAGGGCGGCGCACCTTCCGAGTCATTCCCGATTTGGGCGAACTAGACAAGGCGAACGAGGCGCTTTGCCCCGCATCCAAAGAAGCAGGGCGTCGCGTCCAGTGCACCGCCTGCAAACTCTGCAAGGGATCGAGCCTAGGTAAATCAATCGCAATCGTGGAGCACTAGAACATAGGACCAAGGGCCTCGGCTCTTGGTCCTTCTACTGTCATCGGGGGAAACTCCCCCAATATACAGGGCCGCAGAGTCGCAGGGCCGCAGAGTTAAGGCGCAGGGCGCAGGGACGCAGAGTATAAAGCCTCTAAACGGGGCCGCAGGGCGCAGAACAAGGCCGCAGGGTCCTCGAACCGTGCATGAGGCGTCCCCGAGATGCCCGAACCAAGGACCGAGGCACTCAAACCACCGTCAAACAAAAGTAGATCACGCTCAACGGACCTCTTTACCAAGATGAAATTCGCACCACCTCGGACCCAGTATGCGGTATTCCACGCAACCTGATGAGGAGAGAGTTTCACTCCATTACCTTTAGAAACTTTTAGTTCAAGCCAAAATGGTAGGCCATCCCACACCATATGCACGTCAGGAACACCGCCACCGTGCTTGTTTTCAATCCTTGTCGCGAAGCACTTCTTCGGTAGGTTCGACCTCAATGTGTTCCAAAAGTTCGCCTCTGGTCCCTTGCTCATCTGGGGTGATATCCTTTGCTGTGCTTTCGATCACGAAGGCCTGTGGGTACGACTTCTGAAGCATAGCCAAACGAGATGTGATCTCATCCCGCGATAGTTGATCGATGGTATTGATTGTCTCGCGGCGATCGATCGTCAAGCCACCCAAAGCGGAGCGGATTTTCTCCGCGTTGATCGCAGCGGAAAACTGTCCAGCCTCTTCGGCACCAAGCGATAGTTTGTGCAACCGTTCTAGCTGGCCGATAGTAGACACGGCGTACCTACGCTCTCGTTCCTCACGCAGTTCAGTAATGTATTCCAAGACGTGTGGGTAGTCGCGACCATTCACCAGAGTAGACGCTTGCTTCGCAGCTATGTCAGGAGCGAACCCAGCCTTCCGCGCACACTCAGCGTTGCTGTAGATGCCTTCGACAATGAACCTCGCAAACGTCCGCTGCCTGTTGGTCAGGGTGCGCCCGTGCTCTTCTTCGATCTTCTTTGCAAGAGATGCCATCGTTTCCCCGTCTGTTGATTACCTGCATGATATAACAATCCGAAACAGGAGGCAATCACTCGCGGGGAGTTCCTATATAGGGGTTTTCACTGGCTAAACGTAATAACGTAATCAGATTGTAATATCTGAAGGGATACTTAGTGACTGATAAGATTACATATTTTGTTCATGATTACACTAATTACGCTTATTACATCAAAATTGTTTTGTTTTATTTTTTTTT